TAAGATAATAGGAGAAGGGGAATCAGAAGGGCCAGCAAGTCTTGAGACTCTTTCGTTACTAACAAAATCACATCCAATAATCCCAGTACCATTTGAAATTGAATATAAAAATAATAAATTAATCATATCCTTTGAGGATATAGACGATGTAATCTATAAGATGGAGCAAAGTCATACTGGGATTTGGGCTCATTCACCAAAATCAATAATTGGAGCATTAAGTTATTCTGATTATCCATTATTATTAGCAGAAAGCGTTAGACCTTTTTGGTCACAAGCGACTTCATTGATGATTAAGGGTGTGAAGAAGCCTTCACCTAAAGAAGATGAGTCGGCGGGTATTCTTGAGGATGATGATGAAGAGATTATTCTCAAACCTGATTCTGAGAAATTAAACTACATGGTAAAGGCATTAGAAAAGATAGCGGAATTAATGGACCGTATAGAAAAAGAGCAGATGACCTCTACGGGCGCGCGTGGGTTAGGGATAGATGTTGGTAGTGCAATTGAATCTCCAAGAGGGCCTACTCGATTGACTACGGAGCAGAGTTTACCTGATTGGGATATGAAAAAGCGCCCCACTGAGGATTCGGAAGAAGAATATCCTGCTACTAAGAGAGAGAGGCTAAAGAATAAAAAGTCTAAGCAGTCTATCGATTTTGATAAAAATGATGAAAGATAGTTATGAGATTTAATTAAATAGGTGAACAGACAAGCGGGAATTAGTGTGCTACGAACATTACAACGGAGTAGAGGGGGCTTACACCTTCTCAAGTCTACCAACGACCTTATCGTCGCTGGTTATGCTTCCGTTGAACTGGTCGATAAGCAAGGAGATATGATAACCCGGAATGCGTTAAAAGATGCTTTCAGGAAGTTCATGACCGAATCAAAATATCGAAATGTTCAGTTAGCCCACTCAAATATACAAGTCGGAGAAGTAATACCAAATTACACAGACAATGAAGGGAGGTTATGGAAGAGCGAGGTTGATGATGCTGGAATGTTCGTCGTAGTCCAACTCCGTAATGATATCGAAAAAGCAAGAGAAGTGGCTTCGGAAATCAGAAAGGGTAATTTAGCAGGATTTAGTATTGGTGGACAGGCATTCAAGCGAGTAAATAAAAGTGACTCAAAACACGGTAGTTATCAAGAAATCAGCAAACTCGAACTTCATGAAATAACCATTTGCGAAAAAGGAATAAACCCTGAAGCGACATTTAAGATTTTAAAAGAAGATAAACAGGAAGTGAACAAAATGACAGACGATGTTATGGACCAAATGAATAATGTGCTAAGCCGACTGGAAGGACGGCTCGATGCTATGGAAAAAGGAGAATTGCCCCCGGCGTTAAAGGACGCCATAGCCGAGAAGAAAGGCTCGAAAGAGTCCAAAGATGAGGCTCCGGTTGATTCCAAAGATGAAGAAAAGGATGATGCAAAGGACGATGAAGATGATAAAAAGAAGAGTGATTTCTCTGATGTTATCTCGGCTGAATACCTTTCATGGATGGAAAATACACTAAAGAGCGCGGGTGTAGATACTGGTGCTGCACGACAACATTTCGATGATGTAAATAAGGCTAATCTTGGTTCAACCCCCGAAGAGATTGGAGATGGCGCTGACCGCTTTGCGGGTCAAGTGAAAGGCCGCGCTCAAGAAGGTGGCAACCCATCAACTAATGCTATATCTTCGGCTGGTCTAAGCCGTGGTGGAAAAGTATCAAAGAGTCATGATTCAAGTATTGAAATCGCGTATGAAGGATTCAAGGCAAGAAAACAAGAGAATGATTTTATGAAGTCTCTTGAAGCAAACTTTGAGACTCGCTATGCAGAAGAGACTCATGCTGAAATCACTAAGGCACAGGCATTGGATTTCGATGCTCGTGGCCCACTTGAGAATATTGAGAAGTCACTCGCTACTCTAACTGAGCGTATTGATAATATCTCTTCGACTGATGGTGAAGAAGGAACTCTCATCACTAAGGGTACTGATTCTCCAACGATTGAGGTACCAAGTACAGCGGACCTCGCAAATATGTCGTGGGACCAAGTTCATGAACTCGCCGGAGGCTTGTTCCGGGGCGAATAAAACTTAGTAAATAGATAATAAGACAATGGAGATGAAGAAAAATGGCAAGAAATTATGTTCGTACAGTAACAGATATGGAGCGCTACTATTATGGCGCTGGTAATTCGATGGGCTACACTTACTCCGGTAGTGAATTGCTCAAGGCAGACAGCCCGATGCTATCTACCACCGCCGGCACTTACCAAGCAATCTACGGTCGCAAGGTTTGGTCCCAACTAAATCAAGAGTTCAATGCATTCAGCATTCTACCTAAGAAGCCGTGGGAGCGCAGTGGATGGAGAGTCATTACTGATAAGCCAAATAGCGGTGTAGTTCATGGTGGAATTGCAGAGAATGCAACTCTACCTGAGACGGTAAAGCCTGTATTCCAGCATGTTGCTGCAAAGCCAAAGACGGTTGCTCACTCTTTCGATGTGAGTGAAGTCGCGGTATTCCTTGCAGACAAGGATGATGGAATGGGCGACATGCGTGCAGTTCTCAAAGAAGAAATGGGTAAGCACCATGCTGAGATGGTCAATAAGATGCTTCTAACAGATAGCGATACTCTCGCGAGTAATAATTTCGAGTCACTTGACCGTATTACTGGTAATGATGGTGGAGCGACTGGTGGTCTAACTTCGATGGAGACTGGTGCAGTAACAGGTACAGACCACTGTGATACGGCTGACCTCGACATTTACTCGATTGACCGAAGTGCAAACGCATGGTCTAACGCAGAAGTAAACTGTGGTGCAGACCGAACAGCAGGTAGTCGCCGGACTCTTTCACTTGACCACCTTGACACAATCTTCCAACAAGTTTGGGAGCGTGGTGGAAACCCCAAGGTTATCCTAACGGGATATGACACTTTAATGCGCCTTCAGCAGTTGCTACAAGCATCACAGCGATTCATGGAAGAGAAGAGAGTCACTCCAACATACAACGGCGTCAAGGGCGTTCCGGGTATCGAGGCTGGATTCATTGTCGCAACCTACAACGGTGTGCCAATCATCCCAACCAAGGATATGGTAAAAGACGGGCTAAGTCGTATGTATCTACTTGATACTGACTATCTTTACTTCAGCACAGCAATTCCAACCCAATACTTTGAGAGTGGAATTGAGACTGGTGACCCATTCGCAATCAACCGCCTCGGACAAGAGGGACTATACCGAACAATGGGCGAAGTATGGACGACTTTCTTTGGCGCACAGGCCAGTATTCGCGACCTCGCTTAAAATTAAAAAAATGAAATAATGGAGATGAAGAAAAATGGCAGCAGAATTAACAGCAACGGCAGCAGGCGGCACATTAACGGCAACGGTAACAGGTTCGTGGGAACTTAGAGCGGGCTCTCAAGATACGAATGAATGGCTCGATGGAGCAGCAGATGTAACATACCCCGGCGGTGGACCCGGTACTTTCAATGCTTCTAATAGTGATGGAGCAACTGGATATGACCCGGCCCCAAAGATGGCGATTATCACCCTCGCAAATATTGCAGATAGTAACACAGTAACCCTTGCAGGTGGAATTACTGCCGTTACAGGTGTATTCTTAACCAGTTTTACAGCAAATAATGCTCAAACAGCAGGGCTGAGTACCAGTGGGTTGGTAATCACCTTAGAAGCAACAGGCGCAGTTACATCGGGACAACTACTCGTAATGTATTCTTGAGGTGTTTTAGGTGCCGAGTGTAACTTATATTGGACGCTCTTACGAGACACCGAATGTAGATGCAACCCACCCAGCCTTCTTACGAGGAGTTACTCGTGAAGTAACACAGGCTTGGATGGACAAGTATGGTCTACGATTCGGTGATGATTACATCATTGAAGGTTGGACTCAATCTGATGACGATGGTGATGGAATCCCTGATGGTGGATGGGCGCGGAAAGATATTCTGAAGTGGCTACAAACTTACGAAATAGCACCACGAGGATATGCAACAAAGTCTACTCTTCTTGAATTGGTAGAAACAGTAATGAGCCCTGATGGAGTCGAAGAGACTGAAGACCTCATAGCCGATACAGCGGAAGAGGCAGAAGAAACTCAGGAGAGTGAATGAATATGGCAGTAACTATTGACGCACGACCATCATATTTTGGCGACCGAATGATTGTAACAGGTACATACGAAGCCGGCGATGGTTCTATTGACCTAAGTGGTCTTTTAATTAGTATTGATTGCGCGACTGTAAATCTAACAGGTGTACCCGGTCAAGGTAGTGGTGCAGTTACTATAAATCTTCATGATATTATTACTATTTCAGGCTCTACACTTGTTATCACTGAAGGTGAAGATGGTGGTGTAGGTACTCAAGGCGGGAAGTTTTTCGCAATAGGTCGCCGCTCTTGAGAGAGGTGACTTAGATGGCAATAACCACGACAGTAACCGGGCCTTATTCGCCCAAGGATTTTACTGATACCTCT